TTGTCAGTAAAAAGCAATATATTATCTATAACATTAATACCAGTTATAATATTATCTGGATCAAAGTTTAAAATACCACCATATGGAAATTCATCTTTTTTATCAACAAAAATAAACTCAGGCCCAGTAGGGTTGTCTCTAACGTAAGAACATATATAGTCAACTGTAGGTGTCCATATTAACCAATATAATGTGTCTAATTTTTCATCAGCAATAGTACCTACAGCTACAGCATCTGGGCCAAAATCAAAATCACCATTTTTTGATTGAACGTTAATTATTTTATTACCTAGTATGTTTTGAGCTGTTCCAACATCAGAACCTTCTGATGTAGCAACTTGTATGTTCATCGCGTCTCTATATTCACCATTAGGAACAAGTCTTTCGTCAAGATCTTTGTTCATTTTACCTTTGGTAAACTGATTTTTAATCTCCGGCATATATTAGTGTTTTATCCACTTAGACTTACCTCTAAGTACTTGAGTTAATTCTTGTAGTTTTAAATTTGATAATCTTAATTTTGCAGTTCTAACAGCTGCAAATTTTTCTTTTCTAAGTCTTTGAACAATGTATTCTGGAGTATTAACTCTACCAGATGCTATTGTATATACTAACCATTTATACATTGCTTCTTCAGCAAGTTTAGGTACTTGCATTTCATCTTCAGTTCCTAAACTATCACTTATATAATCTAACACAATAGTTTTACCACTTAAGTTAGAACTAAAATGTACTAAACCTCTAGCATTGTCAATATAAAAACTACCGTTTATTTGTGATTGAAAAGGTTCTAATCCATATCTATTACCTATATTAGAAGCATATATTTCATCGTCATAATCAAAATCATGTCTAGTATTTTCTGCTGGTCTTGTGTTTTTAAAATTATTCCAAGTAACAGTATCTTTATTTGGATCAACAAACATTATTTCACCTGCAGTTACAGCTGTAGTATCATTTATATCATTAGAAGCTATAATAGTTGTTCCGTCAATATTTACTACGGTAGTACCAACATCAAAGACCTCGTTGTAAATCAACATACCAACTTCTATGCTTGCTATGTCTGCAGCTGCGTTAGCTGTAATTACATTTGCTACAGCTGTACCACCCCAAGCTAAGTTTTCAACTATATGTGATGAGTTTTGCGGTTCTATTAAAGAGCCGTTAGAATTTTCAAAAGTTAACGTTGCGTTTGTTAAATCTTGCGTAGGCACTATAGCTGTTCCAACATTATTCTGTATTGTTATAGTGGTAATACTGCTAGCGTTAGAGATAGCACCAACAAAAGTATTATCTGGAATATAAGGTCCTTTTACTAACATACCAATAACAATATCTTTGTACTCTTTGTCTAACACTATATCAGAACTACTATTTGTATTATCTAAAGTACCAATAGCTTGTAATATAAAATCACCGTTAGCATCTTGTAAAGGTGCTTCAACAGGATTTTGCGTATGTTTAGTAGGATATATAGGCATTTTAATACCAGCTGAGTCAACGCTAAAAACGTTAGTATAGTTTACATAATCTTGTGGTAGTTTCATTTGTAAACTAGGTGGTAGCTCTATTTCTTGTGATTTAAAAGATCTTAATGTATCAAACGATAACTCTGCTAAAGCTCTTTGAGCATGGAAAGAAACATCTAATCTTTTTGCTTTTGATATTATTTTGTCTTCACCAACATAAATCAACATAAATTGATTTATAATGTCAGACAAAGAAACAAACTGATAATTACCAAAATCGTTTCCATTATAATAAGCTTGTGCTGATTGATTTAGTAATGCCATTTATTTATTTTTTTTCTTGTTGTATTTGAGTTTGCTCTAGTGTTTGTCCAACTTGCACTACGTCAGGTGCTTTTAAATTTATACCTGATAGCTTTAGTATTCTATATACTAACTCTGTTTCTTCAGAAGAATGAAGCTCAAAGTCTACGGCTACATTATCGTTATACAAAGCAACCTCATTAACAACAACATAAGCCCATTGAACTTGTGGAGGTGTCATGATATAATTTATAGACATGTTCAAGCCAATACCAGGTGTAACTAAAACAGGATTTCCATCATTATCAACACCAGTAGCAACAGATATACCTGTAGCACCTAATGTGGCTATAGGTCTTTGTAATGTTGGCGCAGCTAAAGGCGATGACAAAGCTAAGTCAAAGTCTTTTCTTTTTAACATTTCAGCTTCATTTCTATTAACAAAAATTGAACCTATTTTATATATTTGTTCCCAAGGAACTTGTAATAATCCCAAAGCAGCTGGCATATTTACAGCCATCCAAGCGTCATTTTGCTGTATTTCAAACTCTCCAATTTTTTCATACAATACATTTAAATTATCTGAGTATTGCTCCATATTACCAGGAAGTCTGTTTTGATTTTTTATATCATAAAAATATTGTTCAAATATTTCCATTTGAGCTTGATTAGCTAATAAATTAAACTCTTGAGGTGTTATATAACCTCTTTGTTCTTTGTTAGCTAGAGTTAATACTCTTTGATATACTGTATCTATACTTACTGGCATAATTTATTTTTATTTGTAGTTACGATCGCCCCGTAGGGCGACCGCTCTACAGTTTGATTAGTTTAATCTTTTTTCTATATTTGTGTATATCTCCATACCTTCATCGGTTTTAAACCAATGTGCCAAAGCAGTATATGGGTGTTCATCAAATGGTATTGTCATAATTTTTCTACCATTACTACCCCACATAAAATATCTTTGATCTTGCGATAATCTTAATATACCGCTTTCAACAGCTTTAATACCAAAATTTCTTAGCATTACGTTTTCATCATCCGCTAGTTCTAAGAACAGTTTAGGATTATTACGTGCAAATACTAATAAATCTCTTCTAAGCTCCTTAGAACTCAACTTAGATACGTCAGAGCCTTTCTCTACACGCATAATAGCTTCAGCCATATCAATATCAATTTGTCTAGCCGCTGTTAAGGCATCTACTTGTATATTTAAAATATCTATTTCTTCAGCTGCTATAGCTGCAGGTTTAAATTCAGAATATACTTTGTCTTTGTGTGGATGGTATATGCTTAGTAGTTTTTGTAAAACTGTTTTTTCTTTTGGTACAACCATACTGCCATCTCTAAAAATAATGTGTTCTAAACGTTGATCACCTTTCATTTCGTCAACAAAGCTAGTTGATTGGTTTGAACAATATTTCAACTCTCTTTCGTATCCTTTTTCTTTATCAAACCAATATATATTTGAGCTTCTTAAACTATAAGATAAAGGCTTTTTGTTACCTCTTAAAAAATAAACTCTATCTTTTACTTCCCACTCGTTTTTTGGTTTAACTCTTTCTCTTGGTTGTTCTACAACCACTACAGTTTCTTCAACTGCTTTTACTTGAGGTTCTTCAACCTCTATTTTTTTCTTTGCCATAATATAATATATAATAAAATTAATAAAATAAAAGGCCGAGGCCGAAGCCCCGGTCTTTTAAAAATAGTTTACTTCATTAACATAAAGTTGTTTGCACCTTGTACAACTAAACATCTTTCAGTTAACATGTGTATTTGCATCGCATCTAAAGCAGATGTAGCAGCACCAACAGAACCAGTAACCCAAGTCTTCATTCTTCGGTCATCAGTTTGTGAAGCTCTAAATCTTACGTGTAAGAAAGGACGCTTAAGGTTTTTACCTAACATTTGGTCATAAACTGTTGATGTACCAGCAGGTATAACAACACCTCTAATAGCATTAGTAGCGTTAGCATCGTTAATACTTCCTCTAGTAGCTTTGTCATTTAAGTATCTGAAGTCAGACTTGTAGAAGTCATAAGAACCTCTTCGGAAACCAGAGAAACCTAAATTAAGTGCCATATCTTCAGAGTTATCAAATACTCCGTAAGAAGTACCACCAGCTCCATAAGAGTTCATTGAAGCTAACATATCATCAAATGCTAAACTAGTAGATCTGTTTAAGAATAACATGTTTTCTTCAATAGCACCTTGCTTATCAAACTCAGCAAGTATTGCATCGAACTCAGCTAAATCAGTAGCAGCGTTAACACCAGTAACACCAGTAGTTATATTACCTCTATCTTCAATAGCAGCAAATAAACCTTCAGTACCAACCTGATCAGCACCAGCAGTTGAACCAGCAACAAGTGCAGATCCATCAATTGTAGATGCAACAGCGTTTAATTCACTTTCTAACATTGCCATTTCAATGTAGTCAGTAAAACGTGCTCTTGTGTCAGCTTCAGCTTTTAAGTACCATAAGTAACCTGATTGTCCAGACTCAGAAGCTACTTCAACCCAACCAATTCTAGCTGTATCAGAACCTGATACCTCGTAGTAATCTTTCATAATAATTGGCTTGTTTTTAAAGCTTTTAAATCTTGGCTCAATAGCACCTCTAGTGTCAGTAGCTGAACCATCACCAGCAGTTAAGTAGCTCATACCTTTACCATATTCAGAACCATAAACTAATATAGTAGTATCTTCAGTTCCACCAGTAGTTGATAAACCAGCAGTGTTTAAATCTGCGTGAGAATAAGGTTGTACGTCAATAACTGTGTTACCAACAGCTTCAACAATACATCTAACAACTCCTTCAGAGTTTGCTACAAGAATAGTATCGTTAACACGGATAGGTAAAGAACCAGAAACGACAGCTAAACCATCAATGTCTTTTTCTAATTCAATTTGTCCACCAGATGCAGTACCACCAGCGTTTGACTCGATGTGACCTTTAAATGAAAGGTGTAGTCTACCTTGCTCAGACCAAATAACTTGGTCAGCAGTCATAGACTCTTCAGCCCCAACTTGTGATAAGAAACCTGAAATAGTTCTCGGTCCGAAAACTTCAGCTTCTTTCTCCATTAGGTCTGGTAAATATTGTTGCCCCCAGTTTATACCAGAAGCAGTAAAATCAATGTAGTTTGTTGATAGTGCTTGCTGCTGTGGAGCAGGTACACTATTCAAGTTACCACCGGGATTTGAAATAGGCATAATTTTTAAATTTTAAATTGTTATTATTTTCTTTTAATTTTAAACTTAAAACCAGAATCATCATTATTAAGTGCTCTAACTTTATAACCACTAGTGTTGACATTTTCATTGTGAGCTTGTCTCGGATCCATGCTTACATTTTTAGATTTAGCAATACTGTCTTTTAATGCATCAGCCTTGCCTTGCTCGTAAAAATGGTTTGCAATTTGATCCGCGTTCATAGCGGTAAAAAGTCCTTTGTGATAACCTGCAGCGTCTTCCATTTTATTATCCTTGTTCAAAAACTTTTTGACAAAGTTATTAATGTCGCTTTGAGTTTCTTTTATTTTGTTAGCGTCTTTGACATTAAATCTAAACCTTTTATCTCCAACATTATATTCAAAACCTTTGAACTCATTGTTAAAAACATTTTCAGTTTTATTTTTAAAAATGTCAACAGACTCTTTATAAGACTCCGATTGTTCGTTATATTTGTTGAAAAAATTAATAGCTTCTTGCTGCTCTGTAGTGAGCTTTGATCCGCTTTTAATTTCTTCATAGTATTTGGATTTTACACTTTCCAAGTGTTGCCTTGCAGAAGCAACTTGCTCCTTCATGGCTAATTTTTTTCTTTTTATTTCTGTTTCTGTGTGATCTTCTTCGTCATAAGCAAAAGTATCATCCATAATAAACTCAATTTCATCTTCTGATAAATGAGGTTTTGTCGATTTATAATATTCTCTTAATAACGTGTGATTATCTAACTTTTCATAATCTTGATTTAAAGCTACATAATCATTTATATCACCACCAGTTTCTTGCATAAAGCCAACTAGTTTTTGTATGTTTTCGGGAAGTTCTACACCTTGTTCTTCAGATTTAGTTACAGCTTCTATAACTTCTTTTTCAACTTGCTTAACTTGCTCTTCAACTTTATCTGTTGTTATTTCCTCAACAACGGGTGTTTCTTCATTTTGAACGGCGCCACTTTCTCCGGCAGGTTCTTCATTTGTTGTTTTGATGTTTTCCTCTTGTACCTCTCCGCTAACTTCGGATTTGTCTTGTACAGGAATCTCATTTGTGCTTTGCTCCGAAACGGCATCTTCTTCTTTTTTTATTGGTTCATCTAAGTTAACTTTATGAACAACAGCTTCGCTTAAATCTTCAGCTGGTTGTTTCATTTTAGCTTTTACCTTTGTAACGTTACCTTTAGTCTCGCTATTGTCAGGTTGGTTTTCTTTTTTTGCTTTTACTTTTATTTTACCAGTTTCGTTATCCGCAACTGGCTTTTCTTTTTCTGCCATAATATAATATAATAATAGTTAATAATTTTTATCTAGGACCAAATTGTGATAAGTCAATACCACCCATTATATCATTACCTGATGATTCAAAGTTTTTAGGTGGTTTTCCTGTTTTTCTTTGGTCTATAAGCTCGCTTTGTTGCGATGCTTGTATTTTTGTTCTTTTGTCTTTTCTGTCTTCTTTTTCTGTTTCAACAGATTTTTTACCTTGTACCTCTAATCCTTTTAACTGCATGTTAAACTGAAACTCTGTTTGCATTAATAGTTTTTTAACTTCAGCTTCTTGATATAATTTTTCTATTTCAAGTTGATTTTGAGCGGTAGCTATTTGTATTGCTGTATTAGCAGCTGCTTGTTGTTTTTGTTGTTCAAACTGTGCTGAAGCTTGCTGTTGCTGTATATTAGCATTAGCTTGTGCCTGCATGTTTTCTTGCTGCATTTTTTGATCTCTATCTATTTTCTTTTTTCTTCTAATTTTTAATAACTGATTAGCAAGTTTAATATTTTTAATTTCTCTAAGATCAATAGCGTCTTCAAGCTCTATGTTTTGTTGTGCTAAAGCAGCTTGTATATTGTTTTCAAGCATCGCTTTTTCTTCTTCGTCTGGTTGTAGCTGTATAAATATACCAAAGTCATATAAATGAAGTTGTGACATCTCAGTTAACGTAGCAACATTATGTGCGCCTATTTGTTGTATAAACGCTTTTTTAGTTGGTGCATATTCTATAATATCAGATATTCTAAGTGATAAACACTCGCAAACTTGTTGTGTTAAAAATAAACCTCCTTGTAATATATGTCTAGTTGCTGTATTACTATTTGCTGCTGCTAGTTTTTGTACACCAACTAAAGCTTTAGGATCTGGATTAGCAGCGTCTCTAGCTTCATTTAAACCTGTTACATCTCTAATCATTTGTAAGTAATAATTATAATTACCTATAAGTGACTGTAATTTAGCCCCTCCACTACCTGATTGTATTTCTTGTATTGGAATTTTACCTGGATTCATATCACCTTCAGAAGTAAAGCTTCTTCCAATAATACTACCTGTTTGGAAAAACATGTTTAAAGCTTCTTGTGGGTTATAATT